CGCCAGCACGGCGGATTTCTTCGGGCCGCCGGGCGTGGCCTTCGGCTTGTTGTACCCGCTGAACTTCTGGCCCCTGTAGGTGATCATTTAGGAAGAGCGTACCAGCCTGCCGGGATGGTCACACGGTTCTGCGATTCGATGACGTTGCCCTGGGCGTCAGGGACGAAGACTCTGGCCTTCACGGGTTCCGCCAGCCGCACCGGCGTCCCGTGCGGGACCAGCAGCACCTTGGTCGCGCAGCCGAAGCTCATGCTCGTCAATACGACGCAGAAGATCAGCGCGAAGAGTTGGGTCCGGTTTCGATTCATTGACGGTCCTGTCCGCTTGGGCAATCCCCTGCAGCCAGCGCAACAGCGCGGTCACAAGCTGCTCGATCCAGTTCATCGCATGGCGGGCGGTTGCCCATTCTCCCACCCGCGACGATGTGCGCTACACCCAGAACAGGCCCAGGTCAACAACAGCGCCCCGACGACGAGCATCGGCCAGCGGTTCCACCAAGCCAGTCTGCGGTTCGACGAGGAGCCATTCATTCTCAAGGGTGCGTACGAGGTTGAAGCCGTGCGGACCCGACTGATCCGCGCCCGGCAGAAGGCTGCGGTACGGACCAGCGATCACGCCGGTCGCGTACCCGAAAGAGTGCCCACACCGCTTGCCCGTGCGCTTGAGCGCGATGTTGGCGTAGTGGACCGCGCCGATGGCGTAGTCGTCGCAGTCGATCCCGCAGGGACCAAGTGCGGTAGGCAGCCCCGCGGCGAACTCACGCACCCACTCGCCGCTGGGCAGGAACAGCGTCTCGTCCCGAGTCAAGACCTGCATGAAGCCTAGCTTGTAGGCCTCCTGCTCGATCATGGACACGGGAGCGGTCATCACTGCTTGGGCGGTTCGCTCGGCGAGGCACCGATGGCGTCCTTCGCCATGATCAGGCCGATGCCAACCGTGATCGTGGAGATGGTCACGGTCAGGTCCACATTGGTCGACGGATCGTTGTCGAACAACGCATAGAGGGCCCCACCGATGGCGGCCAGGATCGCGCCGATGCCGGCGGCTGTGGTCTTGATGTTTTTCATTTCTTGATCGCTTTCCAGAGTCCGATGCAGGCCGCGATCAACCCGACCACGGCTGCGATGAAACGTATGATGTCGGTCAGCTGCGGCAGCAGCGAGACTGCAGTGGCGGCCCCGGCGGTCGTCAGAGACGTCACCAGACCGACGTGGTCGTTGGTCTGGTGGTTCGTCATTCCAGTGCTTGTCTGAGATCCTCCTTGGGCGTTCCGTCGACCACGGGGATGCCGATCACGCGACCGTCGCCGTGGATGCGGATCACCCAGGTGTCGTCGTTGGAGGTGGCCCCGTCAACGGTGGCGGAACCGACCAGCATGCCGCCGGGGATCACGTCCTCGCGGACCAACAGCGGCGGATCGAATTCGATGATGGTGTCTTCGTTCATGGGTCGGAATTCTTGGACTAGGCGGCCATGGTGTAGAGGATCGTGAACTGCAGCGTGGCGGTCGTGCTCGAGTTCACCCACAGGTTGCCCGTGGAACTGAACGGGGTCGCCAGCGTCAGCTTCTGCCGGCCCGAGACGACCGAGGCAGCGTTGACGATCTGGGTGCCGCCAGAGGCGTTGCCCACGCTCACCGTGCAGCTGCCGGTCGAGTTCACGATCAAGTCCTCGATGATCGCGTTGGTCGGGATCGCCGTGGTCCCCAGCATCTGCTGGTTGCCGCTGGTGTTGGTCGTCGCATACAGGACGGCCACGTTCCTGGGCCGAGTCCATGAGGTGCCGCCGAACAGGGTGCCGTGGAGGCTGTTGGTGCTGTTGTCGGTCGCTTGGAACCCGGCGCCGACCTCGAAGTTGAGGTTCACCACGGCGCCGATGCGGGTCACGGTGAACCCGTGCAGATAGAACAGATCGGTTCCGTTTCCAGCGTAGGTGAAGTTGGTCCCGTTCTTGGCGTAGACAACCAGTGAAATCCCTCGGGCAACGAACTCCGTGTTGATCGACTGCCACGATGCATTCGGAGTGATCAATGCGCCACTGACGATGATCAGTGATCCAGTGTCTTGGATCTCAACCTGAGTCAGGTTGGTTTGCGCTGCAGGCAAAAATACGGAACCAGTCAGCCGGAATCGACGGCTTGGGGTCAGGATACTAAGCCTTGATGTCAAGTGAGTCGTGTTAGCGACACTCGGGACAACCGACATGGTGTTGTCGGTCGAAGGGCTTCCGATGCCATCGACGTTGCCTGTCAAAGTGACAGCACCTGAAGTCCAGGAATCGGTGCCAGCGGAGAAGTCGGACGTATAGGTCGCCGTCGTCGTGCCCCACATGTCGGACGGATCCACGCCCCGCTCGATCAGGTCGGTGACGTCGGTCGCGGACAGAGCCCGGTTGTAGAAGGCCGCACGGTAGAACTGCGTGTTGCACTGGCCGCCGGCGGCTGCTCCGACATGGAAGAAGTTGGACGTGACGCTGGTCGCGACAACCGCCGCGGTGGACGTGCCAACCGAGAAGCCGTTGATGTACAGCGTGCCCGTGGTGACGCCACCGGAGGTCGCACGGGTGAACACGATGTCCACGATCTGGCCGGCGTAGGCGGCGACCACGCCCGAAGCGGTGATCGCCGTGGTGAAGACGGTCGCAAGGTATCCAGAGACAAGAATGCTTCCAGTCACCTCTTGGGTGATTGTAAAGGCTCCGGTGGAGTCAAACACACTGCTGGAATTATTACCGATGGCAGCGTAGGTGAAAGTGTTCCCCGGCGCCGTGCTCGGGATACGCGCACGCACCCAGATGGAGAAGTCGCCGGTGCCCACGCTCTGGCAGGCCGAGGTCACACGGGTGTTGGAGGTCGCCCCGTCGCAGGCCACGCCGGCATACCCAGCCGCCGCACCGCGGATCGCAGACGCCACCTCGCCACGGTACGCCGTCAGCGAGCCGTTCACGCTGACCGCATCACCCACCGCATCGCCCAGGGTCACGGCGCCGTTCGCGGTCAACGCACCCGTCAAGGTCGTGGCACCGCTCACCGCCAACGTCCCCAAGGTCGCCGTCGCACCAGCACCGAGCAGTTGGTTGGTCGTGACCTTCTTCGTCGTGCCCGAGGCCGCCATCGACGTGTCGCTCACGTCGACGATGGGGAGCACGTCGTTCACGGGGTCGACCGTGACGATGGCACTCAGTGCCGTGATCTTCGTGTCTGGCATATCAGTTCGCTTGGATGATCAGTTTGTCCGCATCTTCCTGGAGCAGGAAGTCCCCATCCTCCAGGTCCAAAGAATCAAAAGTCCCGAACGTGATGACGATCTTGTCAGTCCCGTTCTCCAGCAGGATGAAGTCCTCGTCCTCCTGCAGCAGGTCGCGCCTCGCTATCGGATAGTCCGCACCGCCACCGCCGCCTCCCGGCAGCTGGTCGCGGAACAGTCCGATGCCAAGGCCCAGCCTCATCTCACACCCACTTCCGGTTGTACGCGATGATCGACCCAGTCGACACCGCCACCGAGGTGAACACGCCGTTGATCGAGTCCCCGGCCTGCAAGGTCACGCCCGCCGGGAAGTTGGTGATGTTGGAGGTCACCGCACCCAGGATGGTCGTGGTGATCGCGTGGAGCTCCATCCAGTTGCCCGTGACGGTCCCAGCCGCCGAGTCGATGTAGCGCCCACCATACTCACCCGCGATCTGACGGTTGGATCCAACATTCATAGCGTGAACTTTGTGCTGCTCCTCTTTGTGCCGCCGCTCCAACCCACCTGCAAGCGAGTTCCCCCACAGTTAACCCGCACCTCGGGATTGTCCCGCTCCACCTCGCGCAGGAACTGCCCGTCCTTCCAGCAGTCGTACCCGTACTTCTGCCCCCACGCATGGTACAGCGTCGGGTCCACCCGCATCCGCAGACGACCGATGCCGTCTATGGAACGGAGTTGCGTCCTGGTCGTGTCCGCGGCGATCCGCTTCTGCTGGATCCCGGCGTCCACCCAGTCCTTCCTGATGCCCGACTTGAACTCCTCGATCACCGCCCGACGCAGTTCACCGGGGAGATCGTCCAGGGCATTGCCCAACACCGCCGCGCTGCTGTTCGCACTCATAGAAAGAAAAAGGGGAGCCCCCAGTGTCACCCAGGGGCTCCCTTGCACCATCACTCAGGAAGCACCGTTGAACATGCCGAACCCATTCGGGTTCTTGACGACGAGGCCGGCGATGGCCTCGATCAGGCGGGCAGGACCGCCGCCGGCGTCCGGCAGGGTCTTGACCTGCGGCATCTTCGCGTACCGCACCTCGACCATGTCCATCGGGATCACGTAGCCCTTGAACGCCTGGGCGCTCAGGGCCGCGACGTTCTTGCCGCCGATGAAGGTCGTCGGATGCAGGATCAGGCGACCGAAGTCACCTTCAAAGATGTCGATGCTCGACTTGAAGGTGTCGCTCGACAACTCCTGGTTGAACGTGCGGATGGCCGTCGACGCGATGGCGTTGTTGTTGGCGATCTGCGAGGTGGTCGACGCAGTCAGGTTGGTGAACGCACGCTTCAACGTGGTTCCCAGGATGCAGTCGTAGTCGCGGAAGGTGCCGGTCGCGCCGTAGATGGCGGTCAGCACGTTCTGCGCGGTGGCCTCGGTGAAGGCAGTCGACGCAGTGGTGTCCACGGCGCCGGAGGCCGGCAGGAACGCGGAACCCGACGCGCACGCACCGATGTTCGAGGCGTTCGTCGAGTTCAGCCAGTTGCCCATCGAGCCGGTCAGGTACGGGTTGGTCCCGTTGTCGGCCTGTGCAGCCTGGTTGGTACACATGAAGGTGGCCTCCATGTCGCGCTTCACCTGCACCAACTGCTTGGCGATGCCGTTGGCGAGTTCGTCGGTCACACCGGCGACCTCCTGCGTCTCGGCGATGAAGCCCACACGCAGGTCGCGCCGGAACGCCTGACCGTAGTTGTTCAGACGGGTCCGGTTGGCGACCGGGTTCGCACCGCTCGACACGGTCACGTCGGTGCCGTCGACGACACCCTGCAGCTGCGGGGCGCCGTAGTTGTCCACCAGCCAGGAGAACTGCATGTTCCCAAGGTCCTTGCCCTTCGGGGCCATGGACGTGAACGGGGTCGACTTGGCGTCGACGATGGCGATGTAGTCCGCCAGATCCTCACGGGCGGCGGACGTTCTAGCGAGCGGCACAGAGCCGCCCTGATCAGGTTGGAGTAGTGGCATAGTTCAGAGCATCCTCTTCAGGAGTTGAGCCAATTCGGACTGCGTTCCCGTGGAACGGAACTTCGACTTCGCGGCCTGCAACTGCGTCTTCGCCGGATCCTTGCGGAGCGGTGCCGCCATCGGCTTCCCAGGCTGGCTCGGCGCCTTCACCGGAACACGCGCAGGCTGCTTGGTACCTTTCGCCGCCTCGCGCTCCAGCCGCAGCCGCCGGCCCTCGAGGAAGTCACCGATCAGAACCTGGTGCTCCGGCATCCGACGCAGCTGCGGCATCTGCCGCAACACGTCCTGCGCTGCCGTGTACTCCACGCTCTTCTGGTCCTTCCACCAAGGATACAGCTGCTGCACCACCGGCTGAATCGACTGGTACGACTGCAGGAACCGCGCACGCTCCGGAATGTGGACGTCGATGGCATCCTCGACCCGTCGCCGAATCTGCTTCACGTCCTCCGCAGAGTACTCCTTCCCGTCCACCTCGCACCCGTCCTCGTTGTCCTCGCACCATCGCTTCAGCTGCCGGGCCTTGGTCCACTCATCCGAGAGCTTGCCCACGTCCCATACGTTGCCGAACTGTGAATCGTCTTGGACAACCGCGGAAGCCGCCGCCGGCTTGTTCGCCTTCGCCTCCTCCAGTTCCCGCTCCAACGCCTCGACACGTTCCAACGCCTCCTTCTTCTGGCGCGTCAGCTTGTCGATACGCTTGCGGACACCGTTGCTGTCGGTCGCTTCGTCTTCGTTCCCGTCCTCGGAAAGAACATCCCCAGGAGACTCGTCCTGGTTTTCCGTTTGTTCCGCGGTCGGATCATCCGCCTGCCCGTCGCCATCGTCGGTTTCCGCACTCGCGGACCCGTCGTCGACAGGCTCGACGACCTCTGCAGCCTTCTCTTCCTCCCCGCTGAAGTCCCGCTTCAGCAGCTTCGCCAACGCCGATTCGTCGAACTCCATCGGGTTGATCGGGGGCCTTGCCGTGTTTTGGGCAGGTGTCGCTTCCTGCGTCTGCTTGGATTGGATGTCTGTCGCCATGCGTTTAGACCCCGCAAGAGGGGTGTTCTCCAGGGTTGTTACAGGACAACCCAGAAACCTATGACCAAGTGAGATATCAGAGTCGACATCAGGTCAACCCCTTCTCACCTCTTAGCATGCCTATATAGGCGCCAAGATCCTTGATGGCGGCAGCCCGGCCACAGTTGTAGGCACGGTCCTCCGCCAAGAGATTGGGCAGCACGCAGGCATTCACCTCCTGCTCCTCGGTGTCTTTCAGCACCTGTAGGATCGCCTGCATCACCGGGTGATCGTCCGACACCGACAACGCGATCTTGAGCTTCTCCTCGTTCACGATTGCACCCCCAGTCGGCCAGTGACCGCATTCTGTTGCTGTTGGACAGAGAACTGCAGGTTCTCGATGTACTTCTGCAGGTTCGCCTGGAACAACGGATCCTGCTGCAGCTGCATCTGGTACTTCGGATTCGCCTGCAACACCTGCTGCGAGAACTGCAGCCGGATCGCCGCCGTCGGATCGTTCTCACGCAACGTCGGCGGGTTGCCCAGGCTGATGAGCGCGATCTCGTCGTTGGTCTCAGAGAACATCTTCTGCGCCGCCGGACCCTGCTGCATGACCAACTCGCTCGCCAGGTTGGGATCGATGGCACGCAGGGCAACGGACACCAGTTTCGTCCGGTCCACCACGCCCGCGGTGTCGAGCGGCAGGACGAGGGCCGAGATGGCTTTGAGCTTCTCGGTGACCAGATCGGTGGACAGTTCGCGCACGTCGAACTTCAACATCACGTCGAAGTCCGTCAGTTCCTTCACCGGCGTCGTCGAGCCCGTGATACGCACGATCTCCTCCGGCCCCATGTACTGCAGCGTCAGGGACAACACCTGCCGGAACGCCTCCGTCCAACCATGCAGCCAGTTGTTGATGTACCGCTGCTGCCTCATCTGCGTCACCGCCGGCGGCACCAGGTCCGTAGGCCGCCCGAAGTAGCGGTCGGTCTGCTCCTTCACCGCGGCGATCAGTTGGAAAGCCACGCCGGGCTCACGCGCCGGAGGCTGCATGAACCCGATCTCGCCGCGGCGAAGCACCGGCACCTGCACCGCGGGGCCGATCTTGAGATTGCCCCCGCGGGTCTTCGGCACCTCGATGGGCGGAAGGGTCGCGAGGCTGGTGTAGTCGAACACCGAGTCCCGCTGCGCCTTCACCTCCTCCTGCCACGTCATCGTGATCTCCGGCACACCACGACTCTCCACGATCTGCCGGTGTATCATCTCCGAACGCCAGATCACGAACGGGTATTGGCCGTGCGTATAGTCGAGGGCCTCGAAGTACCCCCACTTGTCGCCCACCTGCGGACAGAACACCGTATAGAACACGCCCGGCACACCGTCCTCATCCAGCGACTTCTGATAGGCGTACACGACCTCGATCAAGTTCTCCCGGTCCAGGATCGAGTTCTCCGCGATGCCGACGATGACCACGGTCTCTGTCG